TCTTCCTGTATCTCTCCGATGCAGTCCAGACCGATGCAAGACAGTCCGTTTAAGCTCCGACCTAATCCAAATCAATGACAACTAAACCCAAGAAAGCCCAGCCGCTACGAGGGGCAACCAAACCGAGGGTTCACAGCCCACTTCTTACAGGCAAATCTAGAGCGCAAGAAGTTTTGGACATGATTGATCGTCTAAAGATGGACAAGCTCATGCCATATCAGGAATTCGTACTTAAAGACATGATGTCTGTCGATAAGAAGAATAACTATCGGCGCAAGACGTGTTTATTGCTCATATCACGTCAGAATGGTAAGTCTCACTTAGGTCGTGTCCGCGTAATTTGGGGCATGTTCTATGGTGGCGAGAAGAAGCTCATCATCATGTCTGCTAACCGCGCAACGTCTCTTATGCTCTTTCGGGAAATCGCTTGGGTCATTGAATCAACGCCAGAACTCAAAGCAATGACAAAGGCAATCCGTTATGCCAATGGTGGCGAGCGAATAGAGCTGCTCAATGGCGCAACGCTTGATGTCATATCAGATAACTCATCCAGCCCACGCGGAAGAACAGCAGACTTGTTATGGATCGATGAAATACGAGAAATCTCAGAAGAAGGCTACAAAGCAGCAGTTCCTGTAACTCGCGCTAGGGCAAATGCTCAGACATTCCTCACTAGCAACGCTGGCGATCACTTTAGTAGCGTTCTAAATGGCTTAGTCGAAAGAGCTAAGGATTATCCGCCTGAAACCTTTGGTTACTATGAATACAGCGCACCACAGTATTGCAAGATTGACATTACATCCGATTCCTTCTGGCGTGATGCAGTTGCACCCAGCAATCCTGCACTTGGGTTTACAATTACAAAAGAATCGATTGAAGAAGCTATTGCGACAAATCCAATAGAACAAACGCGCACAGAAACGCTGTGCCAATGGATTGACAGCCTGCAATCGCCATGGCCTCATGGAATCCTTGAAGAAACCTCAGACAACACTCTAGAGATGGCTGTAGGGGCTTATACAGTCTTTGCTTTCGATGTCAGTCCTTCAAGGCGCAACGGATCGTTAGTGGCAGGTCAATTGTTGCCAGATGGTCGAATCGGTATTGGAATCCTAGAAACCTACAGCTCGCAAATGGCAATCGATGAACTTAAGATGGCTGCATCGATTAAAGCCTGGTGCGACATCTATAAACCGCGATTAGTCTGCTATGACAAGTACGCGACTCAGACTATTGCCGACAGACTCTCACAAGCTGGTGTAATGACAGAAGATGTCTCAGGCCAACAGTTCTACAAAGCCTGTGGCGATTTACTTGAAGGATTGGTCAATCATCGAGTTGTCCACAATGGACAGGCAGAATTGATCCAACAGATGAATAACTGTGCAGCTAAGGTCAATGACTCTGCTTGGAGAATTATTAAGCGAAAGTCAGCAGGTGACATCTCAGCTCCTATTGGATTGGCAATGGTTGTCAGCAAGTTGATGCTTCCTGCTCCAAAGCCTCAAATCATTACCTAGACACAACACACCCAAATTGTCAAGTATTGGACAAAGTGTGCTAATATGTAAACATGGGTCGCATACTGCAAACATTCGGACTGCAAACTAAACCTTTACTCGAAGCACAGTCAGCGCCCCAGGTCTTAGGTGAGTACTCACCATACGCAATGCCGTTTCAATATGCTTATGTTTCAAGAACAGAAGCTATCTCAGTACCAGCATTACAAAGATGCCGCAACTTACTTGCAGGCACAATTGGTGCAATTCCTTTAGAGCTTTATCGCAAATCAACAAATGAAGAACTTGGCTCACCAGCATGGTTAGAGCAACCTTCATATTCACAACCACGATCAGTAACAATCGCTTGGACTGTTGATTCATTACTATTTTACGGACAAGCCTTCTGGAAAGTTGTAGAAATTTATTCAGAAGATGGTCGTCCTTCTCGATTTGAGTGGATTGCAAATAGTCGAGTAACTGCAACACTTGATTCTACAAATACTTTCGTTCGTTCTTATGCAGTGGATGGCACAACATTACCAATGGACGGATTAGGTTCATTAGTTACATTCCAATCACTAGGCGATGGAATTCTTAACAGCGGCGTTCAGACAATCCGCGCCGCTATTGATGTACAGAAGGCCGCAGCTATTGCAGCTGGTACTCCAATGGCTACTGGATACATTAAGAACAATGGCGCAGACCTTGATCCTAAAGAAGTACAAGGATTACTAGCTGCATGGAAGTCCGCTCGCAATAATCGTTCAACTGCTTACCTGACTTCTACTCTGGAATACACACCAGTTTCATTCTCACCTAAAGAGATGATGTATAACGAAGCAATCCAAAATCTTGCTACAGAAATTGCTCGCCTTTGCAACGTTCCTGCTTATTATGTTTCAGCAGAGATGAATAACTCAATGACATACGCCAACGTTCAAGACGAGAGAAAACAGTTCCTTCTTCTATCTTTGCAACCTTTCGTATCGGCAATCGAAGATCGTCTATCTATGGATGATATTACTGCTCGAGGCAATGTTGTGAAGTTTGATATTGATAAGAACTTCCTACGCACAGACCCACTTCAGGAGCTTGCAGTAATTGAAAAATTGCTATCGCTTGGACTAGTTACAACAGAACAAGCAATGGAAATGACAGACCTAACACCTAATGGAAGCAATGGTATGGAATGAACCAAATTGTAACCCTAACAGCTGAACTAACAGCCGACAGCGCCAGCAGAACTATCTCTGGCAAAATTGTGCCATTGAACGTAGAAGCTGGATCAACAAACTACGGCAAAGTTATCTTTGCTTCTGGCTCAATCGAGATTCCAGATGCTAAATCAATCAAGCTACTTAGCCAACACGATGTGAAGAAGCCTCTAGGTCGCGCAGTAAGTTTTAGCGAATCAGAGAACTCCATCAATGCAGTATTTTCTATTAGCCGTTCACAACGCGGCACAGAAGCGTTAATCCTTGCAGAAGAAGGATTGCAATCAGGACTCAGCATCGGTGCTGAGGTTCTAAAGTCCAAGATCAAAGACGGCGTGACTTATGTATCCGCTGCTCGCTTGGTCGAAGTAAGTTTAGTAACAGAGCCAGCATTTAAGTCTGCTCAAGTTACTGATATCGCAGCAGAAGAAGCCGATAAGGTAGAAGAAGCTGTATCCGAAACCCAACCAACAGAAAGCGAGATAGCCAACGTGGAAAATACCACTCCAGCCGTCGAAGCAACACCAGTTGAAGCACCGGCGGTAGAAGCTGCTCGCCCAACTGTATCTATGGCTTACACAAAGCCACGCATTGAAATCACAGCTGCTAAGTATGCAGAAAACTCAATCCGCGCAGCTCTAGGTGATGAGACAGCTCGTCAATACCTACGTGCAGCAGATGACACAACAGACAACGCAGGTCTTGTACCAACACGTCAGTTGTCAGAAATCATCAACCCACTCGGTACAACAATCCGTCCATCAATCGAAGCAATCTCTCGCGGAGTGCTTCCAGATGCAGGTATGACATTTGAAATCCCAAAGATTACAACAATGCCTACAGTCGCAGAAACAGCAGAAGGTTCAGGCTTCTCTGAGACAGACCAAGCATCTTCATTCTTATCTGTAACAGTTAAGAAGTACGCTGGACAACAGACATTCTCTGTTGAACTTCTAGATCGTACATCTCCAGCCTTCTTCGATGAGCTAGTGCGCAACATGGCAGCAGCTTACGCAAAGGCAACAGATGCAGCAGTACACGCAGCAATTGTTACAGGTGCATCACTTGATGCAACATCTATTGCAACATATCCAACAGCAACAGAATTGCTAGGAATTATTTCTCGCGGTGCTGCTTCTGTTTATAACGCAACAGCAGGACTTCCAAATCCATTCGCTCGCAACCTAATTGCAAATACTAGCCAATGGAGCAATTTGATGGCACTCGCGGATAATGGTCGTCCAATTTACAACGAAGTAACAAACCCAATGAACCAACCAGGTTCTGCAACACCAACTGCTCTACGCGGTCGTGTGGCTGGACTTGATCTCTATGTGACAGCAAACGTTGCTTCAACATCAGACACAGATAAGGACGGGTCACTTCTTATCGTGAACCCAGATGCTTACACATGGTATGAGTCACCAACATACCGACTACGCGCAGAATCAACAGCAGCAGGTCAAGTAACTATCGGTTACTACGGCTTTGGAGCAATCGCTACAAAGGTCGGCGCTGGCGCGTTTAAGAACAACAAGACCTGATAGAAACACCCTAAGTCGCTGGGAGTGGGGCGCAGCCCTTGCTCCACTCCCAGTCTTTAGAAAGGATTACGAATGGCACTTACAACAGTCTCAGAACTCCGCACTACGCTTGGAGTCGGTACGTTGTACACAGATGCCGTTTTGCAGGAAGTGTGCGACGCTACAGATGCAGTCTTACTTCCAATGCTTTGGTCAGATGTTTATTTCAATGTCGCCCACAGCAATACAACCACAGTAGGAACTCTTTATTTTGATGTACCAGTAAAAGATATATTTTATGTAGGTGAGACAGTTGTTGTAACTGGCAACAAATCACACCACAACGGCTCTAAAACAATTACAGCTGTTGGAGATTACACAATCAGTTACAACATTACAGGAACACCAGCGGCAACACCAAAACACACAGTTCAGCCTTATGGAACAGTTACAGCCGATGTCACAACAGACTGGGCAGAAGATAAAGCAGTCCAGCAAGCAGCACTTATGATTTCAGTTGATATCTGGCAAGCTCGCACAGCTACTCTCGGTGGTTCAAACCTTGTAGATTTCCAGCCATCTCCTTATCGGATGTCCGCGCAACTTTTGGCAAAAGTCAGAGGCCTCATAGCCCATGCGCTTTCACCTTCATCGATGGTCGGATAATGCCAGTTGCTCTTACTACTCTCAGAACCACGATTGCATCTGCTTTAGTAGATAACGCTAAGTGGCAGACCTTTGCTTTCCCACCAGCAACAGTCCTGGCGAACTCAGTCATCGTAAGTCCTGATGATCCATATCTAGAACCAAATAACAATCAGCACAACACTATTGCTCCAACTGCTAATTTTAAGATAATCATCACAGTACCTTTGTTCGATAACGAAGGAAACCTCAATGGAATTGAAGATGCCTTAGTTGGCGTGTTCAACAAACTCGCAGCATCCTCATTGGTTTACAATGTAGGCGCAGTAAGCCAGCCAGGCGTTCTCAACGCGGCATCTGGTGAATTGCTCAGTTGTGAGATGTCACTATCCGTTCTAACAACCTGGAGTTAATATGTCCGAATGGGAACAAGAAAACGAAGCCTTCCTGAAGAAAATCGGGCAGGTTAGCACACCAGCACCAAAGCCAGCATCTACTAAGAAAGACGAGGAATAATCCTAATGGCTGTATTTCTGAA